TACATACGATGTGAAAAAACAACTGCTTTGTTGAGTGTTGACAACGATGGTCTTAAAGCTTATAAAGCACAACGAAAGGCACGCCAAAAAGTTTCCGAATATGGTACGGAGATAAATAAATTAAAAACAGAAATGATGGATATTAAAAACGTCCTTCATGAAATTTTAAATAGGCTGGATTGATGGCTACTATAACACTTAGAAATATTAAAGGTTCTCCACTAACTAATACAGAAGTGGACAACAACTTTACCAATCTCAATACCGACAAGTATGAGAGTGGTGATGATATTCAAGTGGGTTCTGCTGTTGTAGCAAATGACCTTTCTGTTTTTGGTGAAGCGTCTTTTAGCACATCTCCAGAAGTCACTGCGGCGGCTGGTGCACAAGCAGATGCAACCGCCCTAACATCAACATTTAATATTGTTACTGTTGCCACTGCAAATGCTGGTGTTAAATTACCAGACGTTACTTCTGGAAAATATGTTATCGTTGTAAATGATACTGACGAAATCATCAAAGTTTATCCAGAATCTGGTGAATCAATTGATACTCTAGCAACTAATGCTTCTTTGGAATTAAGAGCAAGAAAGGCATTGACCGTGGTTGGAGCATCAAACACAAAATGGAATAGCTTTAAGACTGCACCAGACGTTGCTATTTTTGATTCTACTGGAACGAGGCTTAATTAAAAATGGCTACTATAGTTACAAGATCCACTGGTGTTACTGCAAAAGGCACACCGCTTACTACCACAGAGCTTGATAATAATTTTATCAATTTAAATGACAGTAAGTATGAGTCTGGTAGTGATATTTCTGTTGGAGATATTACTGCAACAGGGGATATTGTAGTTGGCGTTTCTGCTTCCGTGAGTACCAATGGGACAGACCAAGCGAGTGCAACGTTGCTCACTTCAACGTTTAATGTAGTTACAACAGCAACTGCATCACAGGGAGTTAAGCTACCAACGGCTTCTGCTGGATTATATATAACTGTGAAAAATGACACAAGCGCAAATATTAAGCTATATCCATCTTCTGGTGGTTCAATCGAAGACGAATCAACAGATGCGGCTATTGACTTAGCCGCAAAAAGTGTGTTAACATTGTTGGGTGTATCTTCTACTAAATATAACAAGGTATCGCCACCAGAAATCGCGATATATGACTCATCTGGAACGAGGTTGAATTAATGAGACCGCTGAGATTAAAATCGACCGCCACTCCCGTAGACTCCAGCAATTTCCAAGGAGTACAGGAGATGACGGACGCTGAGATTGAACAATATATCTCAGCAGTACTTTCTACAAAATTAGCCACCGACTATAACGGTACCCTTACTTCTGAATTAAATATGTCTACCGATGATAGTAATGTCGGAGATTCTGTTGGTACTTTTACTGACACTCGTCGCACAGAAGCAATCGGTACACACCCAGCAACAGGGGCTATTAGTTCAACAACGTATTATGTAAAACAAGTTTCTAGTGCGGCAACTGAAAATATTACAAATCGTCTTTGCGGTTATGACGACACCACCAATATTGGTGTAAATGAGTTTAATGATTCTGCTCTTGACACAGATGTTCTTGATAAGGTCATTGGTGATATGGTTTCTGAGAGCACCTATACGGCTGGCCTCTATAGCCTATCTGCTGGAACTCCTAGTGGTGGTACTTGGACATCAAGATTTTCACTTACAAACACTACTGAAGCTGGTGCCAATAGCAACACCAGCTATATTTGGCAACAGACAACACCATCTTCTTCGGCTGTTTCTACACATAAACCAGTAAAAATTGAAAACACTGCTGATCTGAAGGAAATGTCTCAATCAGAAATTGAGCAAATGGTTCCAAACCTTCGAAACAGAATTATGAGTACTGGTATTGGTACCTATAAGCTTCAGTCTACCGCACCAGTTACTGGTACTTGGACGCAAATGGGAGATGCCGCTGGATTCTCAGACACTCGTCAACAAGTTTTAGACCAAGCATATGCTGGTACCTACAACCAAGGTTATACGGGAGCATACAGTCAGACATATACAGGAGTGTATACCGCCGCATATAGTGGAGGATACACCGCAACCTATTCTGGATCATACACTGGAGCTTATACAAGAACCTATACTGGTAACTATACTGGTGCTTATAGTATTAACCCAACATATACTGGTTCTTACACTAGGGCATATGCTGGTGCGTATACTGGTGCATTTACTGGTACTTATATCCTTTATTACGCGGGTGTTGTTTATGGTTACTTCTCTGGTGCATATGCCCAAGCATTCACAGGTAACTATAACAGAGCATGGACGGGCGGTTATGTAGGTACTGTTACATATACTGGAATCTATGCTGGTTCCTACAACCAAGCTTATAGTGGTGCGTATGTAGGAAACTATAATAGAGTTTACACTGGTGCCTATAACCAAGGTTACTCTGGGAACTATGATGGAATTTATTCTGGCGTATATACGTCTGCATATTCTGGGTCATACTCTGGTGCCACAGTTCTTGGATCCACAGATACAGTTTCTACCGTAAAGCTTTGGTTGCGAACGGCCTAAATATTTGATATAATTTAATTAAATTATTAACCTGTGAGGTTTTGTAATGGAATATGAAGTAACAAAAGCAGAGGAAACTCCTAAAGCCCAAAAACAATGGGAGTTTCCTTATTGGACTAACAAAGACAATCATCACATTTCAGCAACAATGATTCTTCCTTCTGGAGAAAAAAGAGTTGCATCTGTTCAAGGTGAAGAAAATCCAGACTACATTGCAATAGTTGAAGAGTTTGGTGTGGCACAACTTGACAAAAATACTGAAGATGGTCTTCGTAGGCGAGAAGAAAATATTCGTAAAGCCGCACAGAGAAAAGAAACTGAGCGAATGCGAATGGAGCAAGAACAACTCTTTCAAGTAAAACTAGAAGCTTTTGAAATTCCTGTTGTGAAAAAATCAGACAACAAGGAACTGAAGAAGCTAATTCGTAAAGCAAAAAGTCCCATGGAAGTGAATGCTTATACGACAATTTTACTTATGAAAGAGCTTGAAAATGAAAGCACAGACTAAAGGCTTTGTATACGTAGCGACAGTAAAAAAAGGATTTTACAGAGCCGCAAAACTTTCTGCTGAAGGGCTAAAAGATTTTTACCCAGATGCCCATATCACATTCTTTACACTAAAAGAATGGGTGGAGGAAGAAGATTACGATATTTTTGATGATATTGTAACAGACATTCCAAACGAGATTAGAACAAAACTCTGGGCATTAAATAAAACTCCTTATGACGTGACGTGTTATATTGACTGCGATACAGTTGTTGAGCATGAAGATATACAAAATGTTTTTCATGTTCTACCAGAAGATAAAGATATAGTCTTTACAAAAAATCGCCCCTATAATTCTAAGATAACCAAACTGAATGAGACAGAAGAAATGCTCTGTCATTGTGGTTTCTTTGTGTACAGAAAAAATGAAAGAACTCTTAACTTAATGTGGTCTTGGTACGAACAGTTCCAAAAACAAATAAGATCAGATTATGAGAATAAAGAGAACTATCCAAAAGAAGCATTGCGGTGGGATACGTTTTCAATGTACTATGTACTAACCCACACTCATCCAGAAGTCAAGTGGGATTATATTCAAGAACCCGATGCAAGGTGGAACTTTGTTATTGGGTATCGTGAAGAAGAACTGCAAGGAACCGAAAGAGTAATTTTTCATTATACAATACCAAATGAGAAGCTTTTATGAAGTGGACAGAGCAAATAAGTGATGATGTTTTAGAAATATTAATGCCATATACTGAGTGGTTTTTTTCTAATGATCTTTCCGCGCTCAATGAAATTGCTCGTGTAAAAGACAGCAAAAAGCATGACATGAACTCAGCGTGTGGTGAAGAATATTTAAAAGAAATTGTAGATAAAGACGGAGACCACGAAGGCTATCCAGAAGTTTCTTACTGTGTTGACATCGGAATGCTAGATCATATTGAATATAATAGAGATTATCTTGATTATGTATTCGAACACCAATCAAAACAAAGAGAGATGTCTTCAGAACTCAGTGCATTTCTAGGTGCACGCAATCAAGCTGTTAATGTATATTACCCAGAAAAAGGTTTTATGGGGTGGCACAACAACTGGAATGCTCATGGGTATAATATTCTTTTGTCTTATAGTAAGGACGGTAACGGGTTTTTTCGTTACCGCGATCCAAAAACCCATGAAATTGTTACTATGAACGACAAGCTTGGTTGGAGTTGCAAGGTTGGATATTATGGGAGAGGAAGAGAGCCAGATAAAGTTTATTACCACTGTGCCGCATCAAATTCTCCACGACTAACGCTGGGCTTTATTATTCCAGACATTGAAATGTGGAGGAGTATGATAGAGGATATTTCGGGAGAAGATGCTTCCCATTTCAATTAAATTTCAAATGGTTTTTTCTGACCAATTATCATAAATCGATCATAGTCTTTCTTACCATCCCAAGACAAATATGATTGAGTAATTCTTCCCTCAAACCCAACGTCAACCAATCCCACTTGATCAATCAAATCCTCAGTTGTTTGAACACAATTGATGCCATACATTTCTTCAATCACATTGCTATTTTGAACTGCAAATATAGCGTGTGGATTCTTTGTAGTTAGATCTAAAAGAGGATAGAGTTGTTCTGTGTTCATACAAATGACTAGATCAACTTCTATTTTATTTAAGTTTTCAAACTCAAAGGGAATGTCAAGATTGTGATGACGAATATTAACAAACTTGTCTTGAGCATAGTGCTTGTTGAAAAGCTTTGATAGCTCAATAGATTCATCATCAATGTCCACCATGTGTATTTGAGACACGTCTATGTTTTCACACAATAAAGGAACAATTGGAAGCCCAAGCCAAGAGTTTAGAATAAGAACTCTCATAGACCCAGATTTCAAATAATACTCTTCTAGATAATTTTTTACTTCTTCTACCAACCACTGAGTTGCTTCCATGTTGGTTGGTGAAAGAGATTGCCTAAAATCAGAAAGCTTGTGTGGCAAGCGTCTCTCAATAGTCTCTAAAGCTTCTCCCCAATATTTGAGGTTATTCAAAAAATTAAAATTTAACATCTTCACTCCTTCCCATAGAGTCGAATATACAAATGTAAGGCAAATCTCTATATACGTGTTTTTCTACATCATGAGGAAATATATATCCTTGATTAAAACTGTACACCCAGCCAATGGGAAACAGCTTTACGTTAGATAATTTTCTATGGTGAAAGAAATTATCTAGGCCACGATAATACCAGAGTATTTGTTTCTGGTGTTTATAGAAATAGTTTATTAAAGATTTGCTATCAAAACTATCATTCCATCGTATTACCGATGAATTTAAATCTGTGTAACGATGTGGTATATGCCTTGTGTTTTTGTATTGAGACTCTAGATCATGCCACCACGTTTTTACAAGACACAAATTGTTTTCCGTGTTAAAGTCTGTAATCACATCAATATCTTTTTGTATAATAACGTCCAAATCTAAAAATAATTTTTCTCCTTTTTGAAAAACTATCTCTGGATCAAAAAGATACATTTTATTCCACCACTTTTCCAGTTTGTTGTTTGCTGGAAAAGCTAACACTTGTATGTCTGGATCAAGACCTTTACTATTTTCTGTCAAACAATAGAAAGTGAAATCGCAACTTATATGTTTCTTACAACTTTCATAGAGTTGATTTACATGTGAAGCAACATATTTGTTGCCCCACTTTACGCAATATACATTCATCTCCAGTGCTTCAGAAGATTTGGATCAACGAGTTCATCTTGCTTAGTCTTACCCCTACTTGAGTCTTCAAATGGCAAAAGATCTACATTAAAGACGCAGAGAATGGCATTGTCTCTGTATTTTGCAACTGAAAGATCATCGTCATCCCATGATCGCCCTCTGTTATAAGAATAAGCATAGTGTGCTGGGAAGTGATCCCAGAGATCTTTTCCGTATCTACCCCACCGCCAACTGTGATAGTTATCGGTTCCGTCAGTAAAGGTAAACCAGATTTTTTCTTGATGTTCTAATACGTCATTCCATATACACTCACACTGATCGTCAGACCAAACTTGGCACGAGCCATTTGTATAAGCTCCATGGGCAAGCTTGAACTGCCGAGTGGTCATTGGCTTGGGATCTTGCCACCAAGATTTTAGTTTAGTAGGACGCTCAAAATTGTAAGTAAGTAGTGGCGTAATATCGTTTTGAATGATTACGTCTAGATCAAAGAAAATAAACCTACCAGTAGGATTATCGGGAGCAAAGTTATGAGTGTTAAAGACAAAGGTCTTTGGTCTGTCCCAGCATCGTGCCATGCCATATTTAAAGTTATCGCTACCAAACCAGTACTTAGGATGGATATTAGGAATATCAGGAAAAGGAATGACTTTAATGTTATCATCAAGACCCTCTGGTTTGTCGGTATAACAATAAAAGTGAAGCTCATCCTTACAGTTTCGTTTCACCATATTGTACAACTTGTTTACAAAATGAGGCCCATATTTGTCACCCCATTTACAACATATTGCATTTACTCTCATTCACACTTTCCACATTTTCTTTTGCATATTGATAAAGGATTTCGTTTTAGGTGTTCGCTAATGTTGGTGAAATCCTTATTATATATGATTTCTCCCAAAGATAAATTACTAAGACTATTATACACCATATTGTATTCGTAATCAATTGGATGATATGGATATACTTTATTTTCGGTTACATCTCGCGCAATATAAAAACATGGATAAACATTCTGTGTTGCGCTGAGATAGAAGTAGTTATCCTTTCTAGCAGAACACCAAACAGGATCTCTTTCTTTTTTCTTTAAGGACGCTTTTCTGGTTTCAAGTCGTTGTTTAAAATCTTTCAACGTTTGAATTGTTACGGGCTGATTGTCAGAAACTATCACATCAACCCTTTGCTCTTCTTCCGTTTTTTTCTGTGGCTCAACGTCTTTTACTGTGATGTTGCATCCTCGCTCCTCAAAAAACTTATATATTTTATCGAAGTCCTTTGCGTTTCTAGGATCAGTAGTTTCTGCCGAGAATATTACCCACTTCAATTTTATGTCACTGAACAGCCTTTTTATGTCAGCTATCGTCAACTCATCTTCTGTTATAAAGATATCATCAAAAGGGTTTCCAGTGTCATTTTGTTTTGTTGACAGTTGAATAATTGCGCCTTCTGGTGGATCTTCATATAGCCCATGATATATGTCACTATAGTTTTCACTGTGAGCATGAAAAAAGTTAATCAGACTTTGGTTGTCAACACTTTCTTCTTGATTTAAAATTTCTAACAGTTTTTCTTTGGGCATTATGTTGTAAAGCTTATTAAAAACCTCTTCATAATCTTCTTTATAAAACAAGTCTTTAATATTTTGAATGTAACAACTCTCATATAGACAACGCACATCTTCTGCACTAGCTTCCCAAAACACTCTTTCTATACCGTGTTTTTTAATTTGGTCTAAGATTATCTTTTTAGTGTCCTCAACAAACAATCTTTTGTAAAGATTTAGATAGTCGTCTAGAGAACAATTCCAAAAGTATCTTTCTATTCCAGTGTCTTTTACCTCTTTGTCTATAATCTGCTCTTCTTTGTAGACAAACCTTTCTTCATAGAAAGAGATAACTGTTTTTAGTTTTCTATTCCAATAAAGCTTTTCATCTCCCTTTTGTATTTTTTCATCGCGAGGAAAGTCAGCCATGAATTTTTTATGCAGAGACTTTAAATCTCCGTCTGTATGATATTTTGTTATAAGATCATAAGATTCTTTTGGTATGTTTTTAATCAGTGTTGAATTTTTTAAAGGTGTTAGTTCTGGCAAAAAGTTTTTTACAGCCTTTGTGCGGCTGTTTTTATTTAAGAAACCATCCACTCTTCTGAAGTCTGAAAGAATTGTTTTAATAATTGAAGTAAAGTCTTTTTCTGAATATAGTTTTTTAATATTATCAAGTGCGTTACTATGAATATGATTAATAACTATTTGATCGTCATCGAAACATGAAAAGCCAAGCCACTCTTTTAATAAGTCAAAAGACCTTGTTCTTTGTTCACAGTCCCTAGAAAATCTTGGGAAGTCTTTTTTAAATTTGTTTTCAATGCTTTGATAGTTCTTTTCTTCTAAAAACCGTGTGAGCCTATTAATATCTTTTTTATTATAACTGAAAAAATCTTCTGGCAATTTTGGTAGCCAGACACTTTCAAACTGATCTCTTCCCTTCCAGTGAATCAGTATATCTGTATCTTCAATATCCTCAAGCTTCTTTTGACCAGTTGGTTGGGGTACTAAATCAACATTGAATAGACAAAGCTTTGGAAGCGCCCGATATATTTGCCCCTCTCTGTTATAAGAATACACCCACTGACTTGGGATAAAATTCCAGAACGAATCACCAACAACCATAAATTCACGCCAAGGATAATAGTTATCGGTTCCTTTATAAAAGGTTTTAAATACTGTGTTTTTATGCTTTAAAAAATCATCGTAAATCTTTTTACACTGATCTCCCCACCACATCACACAACTAGAGTTATGGTACGTTCCTCTCATGGTTGTGTATTGTCGGTGCTTTTGTTGGCCTTCTTCTTGCCAGTGAGAATATATCATGTGTGGCGTGAATGCCATTTTATAAAATTCATCGATTTTGTTTTGTATGACTACATCAAGATCGAAATAACAGAATGGGCCTTCTGTATTCAGCCACTCATGGGAATTGTATATTAAAACTTTTGCACGATCCCAGCAAAACCTTTCTTTGCCAAACCAGTATTTTGGGTGCAAGGGTTCTACGTCTGGGATGTCCATCACGGTGATGTTTGGATCAATGCCTTCTGGGTCATCTGTATAGCAAACCAATTTAAATGACATGTTATAATTTCTTTTAATCATGCCGTATAAATTATTTACATACTCTGGCCCGTACTTATTTCCCCATTTTATGCAAAGAAAGTGCATCATTGTATTGTTTTCTCAAATCTCCAAAGCGATCTTGCCCATTTAATAAACATATAGACTTGTCTGGTTGGTATCCTTGACCAGAGAAAAGGAAGGAATAGATATCTTTTTCGGCAAAATAATTAAATTCAAAATTTTCATGGTGTAGAAAGCGGTCATCTCCAGCGTACTTGACCATAAAATAATCTGGATCCGTCATATAATGATTATATATGTGTGTTGCATCATGCCACATGAGAACGCTAGAATTGCATAAACTTAAATAATTATAACTCCATCTTTCATCTTTATGATTTGGAAACCATTTTGGCTTCCAATGACAATAACAAATCCATGGCTTGGTTAAATCATTTTCCCATAAATAATCTAAAGGTTTCTGGATTATCACATCTAGGTCTAAATATAATGCATTTTTGATGCCAGATCCTAAGATTTTTATTTTTTCCCAGTAGCCATCTATCTCATGAGACAACGGCACAACTTCAATATTTCGATCCAACCCACTTGGATCGTCTGTGAAACAGTAGAAATTGTCGGCGTTAGTTTTTTTATAAATAAGGTTAACGTCCGATGAAGAATATTTGTTGCCGTATTTTAAGGTTATAACGTTTTTCATAGAAATATTTTAACATATTTTTTCAAGGAACTCAATTGTGGCTTCAATTTATAACTTAGTAATCGATCAAGGCTCAACATTTTCATTAACGTTTACGCTGACTAATGACGATGAAACGCCAAAAGATTTGAGTGATTACACAGTTTCATCACAATTAAGAAAAAGTTATTACACCAATACCTCAACTTCTTTTACTGTAGTAAAAACTGATGGTACTGGTGATATCACCATATCATTAACCGCCGCACAAACAACAGATTTAAAGGCGGGTAGATATGTATATGACGTAGAGATCTCAAGCGCAATTGAAACCTTGCGAGTTTTAGAAGGTATTATTACCGTAACGCCAGAAGTAACTAAGTGAGGGTTTAAGAATGGCACTAAAAGTCAGTGTAAATTCTAGTTCAAGAGTTGCTACAAACACAATTAAAACTGCCAGTAAAACACAAACTTCTACCACTTTAGGTGGGCTAGAGGGGGTAAATGTTGCAGATGCCGAAGATGGATATGCTTTAGTTTATAATGAAGATACTGGACAATGGGAGGCGGCTCCCACATCTTCTCTAGCGGTTGTCATTTCATTCTTGGATGGTGGCACGTTTTAGTTTTATAAATACATAAGAATTATAATAAACTTCAATAGGAGTTAATAAAAAAATGTCAACAGTAATTCAAATCAAAAGAAGTTCTGGTGCCACTGCCCCAACCACAACTGCCCTTGCAGAAGGTGAATTGGCGTATGCACAGGATGCATCCAATAACGGAGCAGGCGCAAAACTGTATATCGAATCAGTTGATAGCGGGTCAAGTGCCGTAATCCACGCAATCGGCGGTAAGTATTTTACTGATATTATTGATGCCGCGACTGATTCAAATACAGCCTCAACTCTTGTAAAGAGAGACGGTTCTGGAAACTTTTCTGCTGGAACAATCACCGCAAATCTTACGGGTAACGTAACGGGAGATATTTCAGGAGACGTAACGGGAAACGTAGATTCTAGTACAGTTTCTTTCAGCACTTCATTAAGTGATGGCACCATTACGATCACTGGTTTCGCAGATGAAGACAACATGGCTTCTGACAGCGCAACGCTTGTTCCTACTCAACAATCCGTTAAGGCATATGTTGACTCGCAACTTACCGCATCTTCTTTAGAATTTCAAGGAGATGGCGGTGGGCAACTTAGCATTGACCTAGACGCTGAGACTCTTACTATTGCTGGTGGTACTGCGCTAACCACTACTGGCTCTGGCAACACTTTAACTGTAGCTCTTGATGATACTGCTGTATCTCCTGCTTCATATGGTTCTTCTTCGGACGTTCCTGTAATCACTGTTGACCAGCAAGGCCGTATTACCGCCGCCAGCACCGCATCTATCAGCACATCTTTTACTCTTGCGGCAGATAGCGGCACGAACGATACCTTCAACAATGGAGAAACTCTCACCATTGCTGGTACTTCAAATGAAGTTGTTACCACAGTAACCAATAACCAAGTCCAAGTGGGTCTTGCAACTAACCCGACCATTGGTGGAAACCTCACCGTTTCTGGTAACTTGACTGTATCTGGAACCACGACAACAGTTGATACACAAAACTTAACGGTTGAAGATCCCCTGTTTAAGCTTGGTTCTGGTAACGGCGCTTCTGATGCAGTAGATATTGGTTTCTATGGTCTTTATGACACATCTGGTTCACAAGATCTTTACTCTGGTTTCTTCCGTGATGCTTCTGATAGCGGTAAGTGGAAGCTCTTTAAAGATCTGCAACCAGAACCTAGCACTACCGTTGATGTTGCTGGTACTGGTTACACTGTAGGTACTTTGGTAGCAAACATTGAATCTGCTTCTGCAACGATCACTGGTGGTACTATTACTGGAATCACTGATCTTACTGTGGCTGATGGTGGTACGGGTGTGAGCACGTTTACTTCAAACGGTATCCTTTATGGAAACGGCGCAAGTGCTGTACAGGCAACTGCCGCTGGTACTGACGGATATTTCTTGTTCTCAAATTCTGGTACTCCAGATTGGACTAACGTTGTTGACGGTGGAACTTATTAATAATTAAGGAAAATATTATGAATCAACCAGAAATTGACATTGTAAACGCATACATGAAGAATTTGTCTGAAAGGGTGCAGTCTTTAACTGTTGAAGCAATATATTCAAAAAGTCGAATAGAAGTTTTAGAAAAAGAACTATTAGAAATGCGTAGTTCGATTGATGAGTATAGAGCTATTATAGATGGAACTCATCCAGATTTAGCTGAAGAAGAAACGGACTCGGCTAAAAGCGAATACTCTGCACCAGCACCCAAGAAGGTTGCTAAAAGGAAGAGATCCTAATAAATGGCACAGGTAATTAAACTAAAGAGATCTTCTACCGCTTCATCAGTTCCAACTATTAGTGATTTGGAAATCGGTGAGGTTGCAGTAAACAGTGCGGATCGAAAAATATATATTCGAACTGGATCTGCTGTTTCTGCAATTGCAAATTATGCAGAGGTAGATGATACTTTATCATTTCCAGTTGGGGATTATGGTTTAATTACTGATGACTTAGAATCCGATGCCTTTGGTCAAGTACTTTCTAGACAATATGATATGCTAGATACACCAACGAATGCCTTGTCTTTACAAGATCTTGGTGGATTATAACAGGAGAAAGCAATGCCTACACAGGTACAATTTAGACGAGGAACAGACACAGAAAACGATGCTTTCACTGGCGCGGAAGGTGAAGTTTCTTATGATACTACCAATAAAAGACTGAGAGTTCATGACGGATCTACACAAGGTGGATTTGAGTTTGCAACACAAGCAAGCTTTACCAGTGGATCTACTAGTCCAACTTTCGACAACACCACTACCACTGGAGAATTTATTCATGGTAGTGGAAATTATATTTCAAAAATGTATATTGCTTATGGGAATACTACAGACGCCACAGAAACAGAGCTTTTGGTGGATGGATCGACTAGAATTCCCGTAGCAACAGACTCTACGGTGTTTTATGAAGTAAATATTGCCGCTCGACGTACTGATACAACTGGAGAAAGTGCTGGGTGGCAACTTAAAGGTTGTGCTGACAACTTTAGTGGAACCGTGGCAGATGTGGGCGATGTTTATGAAATTTCTGTTGCACAGGACGATGTGAATCTTTCCGTCGATATAAGAGCAGACGATACAAATAATGCAATAGGTATTCATGTAACTGGAGTCGCCGCCAAAAATTATAGATGGGTGGCTCAAGTAAAAACGTTGGAGGTTAGTCAATAATGGCACGTAGAACTAGGAGCTTTTTCTTTAATGGCGAACATGCCAAGATGGTCATGGAGACAACGGGTACAGCATCCACCACGACTACTTCTGGATTTGCCGTTGACGATATAGACGCCGCCGCTCTTATTGATAGTGGCGAATCTTTTTCAGACGTTGATACCGTTCTCCTCACCGCCGCCGCAATTGATGATTTAATCATTGATCGTGCTCCCGACTCAATATCAGTAACAGATTCTGGTGGTGATGGTAGTCTTGCGTATGATGCCGCCACGGGTGTTATAACATACACTGGCCCATCTGCGGCAGAAGCCAGAGCGCATTTTTCTGCTGGTACTGGTGTAACCATTACTGACGGTTCAGTTGCAATAGGACAAGCAGTCGCAACAACTAGTAACGTAACATTTAACGATCTTCAAGTAGATGGAGATGCAACAGTCACTGGAAACTTAACGGTAAATGGAACGACAACAACATTAAATTCAACCAACAGTGTTATTAGTGACACATTAATTGAACTAGCAAATGGTATTACTGGAACGCCCAGCAATGATAGCGGTATTGTTATTGAGCGTGGAGACTCCGACAATGCCTTTATCGGTTTTGACGAAAGTGCTGATAAATTCATCGTTGGAACGGGAACCTTTACTGGCGCTTCAACTGGTGACTTAACAATTGCAACTGGAACCCTGATAGCAAATATCGAAGGAAATGTAACTGGTAATTTGACGGGTAATGTTACGGGTGATGTTACTGGTACGGTTTCTTCATTGAGCAATCAAACAACAACAAATCTTGCAGAAGGTGATAATCTCTATCATACTTCCGAAAGAGTTCAAGATGTTGTTGGGGATCAGTTTGTTACAAACGGAACACACACTGGCATTTCATTTGCATATGATGATGCTGGAGATGGTGCAATTGACGCCACAGTAAGCCTTGCTGGGTTCACTGCTGATGATCTGGCTGAAGGTTCAACCAATGAATACTTCACTCAAACTAAAGTAAGAAACGCAATCTCAACTTCAGATGCTGGTGGAGACGGAAGCCTTACCTACAACGCTAGTACTGGTGTAATTGAATACACTGGCCCATCTGCGGCAGAAGTTAGAGCACACTTTTCTGCTGGTACTGGAATTGGACTGTCTAGTGGGTCAATCAGTCTTAGCCATTTGGGTCTGGAAGATCTTGTAGATCCAAACGCAGACAGAATCTTCATGTGGGATGACAGCGCTGGTGCTTCTGCGTTTTTGACAGTGGGGCAAGGTCTTACTATTTCTGGAACCACAATTACTGGTCTGGCGGTGTACGACTCTGCTGGAACACTTTTGAACTAAGGTAAACCAAATGGCATTATCTACCAGACAACAACTCCAAGATTATTGCTTGAGGCGGTTGGGGTTTCCTGTCGTTGAAATCAACGTGGATGAAGATCAAGTTAGTGACAGAATCGATGATGCTTTACAATACTTTCAAGAATATCATTTTGATGGTGTTGAAAGGACGTATGTTAAGCACGAGCTTACAGGATCAACGCTAAAGTTAAATCTTTCTGTTGCTAGCAACTTCAACGTTGGGGAAAAGATTACTGGCGCAACGTCTGGAACCAGTGCGGTAGTAAAGGGAAGAGATGGCAATAATATTGTTGTTGAAACTTCTACTGGAGATTGGACTTCAGCAGAAACCATCACTGGTGCCGAATCTGGATTTAGTGCGGCTCTTGCAACCAGCAACTTTTACATAAAGGGTGATATAGAAAACGGCTATATTCCAATCGGCAACGGAATCATTGGAATTAATCGCGTTTTTAACTTCGGCGGTACCACAAGCCTAGACACAGAAGACATTTTCAATATTGACTACCAGTTTCGATTGAATGATTTGTATAATCTTCTCGGCGCTGACATGATCTATTACTCCATGGTCAAACAAAACCTACAATCATTGGAGCAAATTCTTTTGAGTTCTCGACAAATTCGCTGGAACCGAAAGACAAATCGACTTTATATTGATACCGATTGGGAAACAACTTTTCAAATTGGAAATTATGTGGTTGCAGAAGCGTATGCAATTCTAGATCCCGAAACATATACAGAAGTTTATGATGATATGTTTCTTAAAAAATATGCCACTGCTTTAATCAAGAGACAGTGGGGAGAGAACATGAAAAAGTTTGGCGGGATTCAATTACCAGGTGGCGTTACACTAAATGGTAAAGAAATTTATGATGAATCAATAGAAGAAATTAGAAGCATTGAACAAGAGATGCAACTTAAGTACGAATTACCTCCGTCATTCATGGTGGGGTAACCACTAATGGCGACTAACTTCTATTTTCAGAACGGGCTAACATCGGGAACCTCTTCAGAACAACTTCTGATAGAGAACTTGATTATAGAAAGTTTAAAAATATATGGTCATGATTTATATTACATGCCCAGATCCTCATTTAACGAAGATGATATTCTTACCGAAGATTCTCTGAGCCAATTTACTCAAGCATATCCACTAGAAATGTATCTAGAAAACGTCAACGGCTATGATGGCGAAGGAGATATTTTTTCAAAGTTTGGTATCGAAGTTCGTGACCAAGCGACATTTGTTTTGGCACGCCGTAGATGGGATGACATGGTTCAAACAACTGGTGGATCTTTTCAGCTAGATGATCGCCCAACTGAAGGGGATTTACTATATTTTTCAAAAACAAAGTCACTTTTTGAAATTAAAAAAGTAGAGTTCCAAGATCCTTTTTATCAAGCGGGAAAACTTTACGTCTATAAATTAATTTGTGAACTCTACGAATACAGTTCAGAAGTTATTAGTACTGGTATTAAAGACATAGATAACATAGAAGAAGATCTGTCTTTGGATTTGTTGCAGTATCAAATCACTCAAGAAGATGGCTCACTGTTAATACTAGAATATGGTGGTGGTAATATTATTAATGAATCTTACTCAGCAGTAAAACAAAATTACTCAGATAATAGTGACTTTATAACAGAAAATGATTTGGAAAATATTTTAGACTTTACGGAAACTAATCCGTTTGGTGAAATTTAATGTTTAAGAATACTCAATTTTATCACTCACATATTCGTAAAGCAATTGTTGCTTTTGGTATGCTCTTTAACAATATTCAAATTGCTAGAGAATCGGATGGTGTTGTACAACAAGTCTTAAGAGTACCGCTTGCGTATTCACCAAAACAAAAGTTTTTAACTCGTATTGCGACAACTCCA